GTAGCGTCAATCACCTGTGATTGATATGGTGACATAAATTGAGATACGTCTTGTTGAAATGCTTGTGCTCCTGTTCCAATTCCTCCCAACGCTGTACCTGCTGCAGTTCCTGCTGCTTGTGCTTGTTGTAAAAATGGTGCGAAAGATCCTAGTCCCTCTTGTGCTGTCCCTACACCTGCTTGCTGTTGAGCTATTCTCTGTGCTGCTGTTTGTAATGCATCTTGCCCTGCAACAGTTGGTGCAAGTCCCGCTAAACTCTGTTGTCTTGTTGTGAACTCCCTGGCTGCTTGTTCTCTTTTTGCAAAATCTTCTGCTGTTTCACCAGGTTGTTTTGATATTCCAGCAATACCTGTGGCTACAGTTGGTACACCTGATTGGGCCGTAATCTGTGTTGCAAGATCTTTGCCTAAATCTTCAATAAATTGTGGTGGTAAAGTTCTAGTTTCTTGTACAGCCATTATAATACTTCCTCTAATCTTTGTGATGTTTGAAACATTTTACGTGCGCCTTCTAAGCCTTGCGATT